TTCATCATCATCATTTGGTGTAAATTCAATTAACTTATTTAAAGTGGCCATTTTAGTATTTTATATATTATAATATAATTACTATTTTTAAATTCAATTTTAAATATTAAAAAAAGTATTTTAATAAGTGATTCTATAAATTAAGAAAAAAAATTTTTATCTTAATTTATTTTTATATTTTTATTTATTATTAAATTTTATATAATATTAATTAATTCGCTTACTCCTTCTTCTTAGCAATAACTCTCTTCTTAACAGCAGCAGGAGCTACAACAGGATCGACCTCAACAACAGGAGTAGGAACAGAAGGAGCAGGAGCAGGTAATTCAAACTCTTCTTCATCTGAATCCTCAACAATAGTAGAAGATACAGCTCCATCAGGGTCGATATCATCCTCAGGAGGAGGAAGTGCCCTTAGCTTCGCAACCTCAGCAGCCTTAGGTCTCAAGAAGCATGTTCCCTCAACAATCGAAGAAGTCTTAGGCTTTTGAACAATTGCTTGCTTCAAGTTCCAAGTAACCGAAACCTTTCCATTTACAAACCACAATCCGCCGCATTGAATCAAACAGATTACATGAGTCTTAGGCTTCAAGAAATCAAGAGGAGTTACATCAGCAGGACTCTTTCCCTTCAAGAATAGAGGAGTTCCTTCCTCATCATAAATCTCAGATTGCCAAACTCCCTTCCAACAAGGTACCTTAACAGTAAGAGTAGGAGGTTTATTCACATCCATTTCAGCACTTCCCTTCTCCTTCTTGGGATGTCTGAGCATAACATTAAATTTCTCTTCCATAACATCAGCACTCTTGATCTCCTTTCCAAACCACTCCTTGGAATAAGTCAAAGCATCTGCTCTAATCTTGGCCTCAAGAGAACGCATTGACTTCAAGAAAGCCTCAGCATCAGCATTACTGTAATCGCTGCTAGGAAATTGAAGTGACATAGTAAATTTTCCAGTAGGATTCTTAGCTTGATCTTGACCCTCTTGAGCTCCCCACGTGAGCATTAATGGTGTAGACAAAGTAAGCGACTCCTTAAAGTGCTTATTATACAAATTAACAACTTTTCCTCCAGAAGGGTTTGCCTTAGGAGCACTGTATGAGAATACAGTGGTATCAATATTAGTTCCGTCGATGATTGCGCTAGACATTTCTTAGTAGTATACTTTACATTATTGGATTATCTTTAAATCAATTTTTTTTTTAAATATAAATGAAATCATGGTCTGACTTAAGTTTTAGGCTTATTGGTTATGGTAAGGATTTTATTTTTAAATAATATAACAAAACAGTTCAAAAAGAAAAATATATATAAATAATATATGAACGATTCGTTGAAAAAAAATAAAAGCTCAGAAAGCTTATTAGATGAATATATGACTAATATTACGTCAAATTGTGAAAAAAATATGATAATAGTTAAGAAGCCTGTGAAAATTAGCGAGGAAAATATAAGTATTCCAACTATAATAAATTATAATGAAATGCCTAGATACAATTATAATGTAAATCAATTAAAATTGATCGCAAAAAATTATAAGTTAAAAATTAGTGGAAATAAAAATCAATTGTTAACGCGTATATATTCATTCTTATATTTTTCATCATATATAATTAAAATTCAAAAAGTATTTCGTGGAATTATAGCAAGAAAATATAAATTGCTTCATGGTCCGGCAGTAAATAATCGTAAAATGTGTACTAATACAGATGATTTTATTACGATGGAACCGATTGAAGAAATTAATTATCATCAATTTATAAGTTATAAAGATGAAGATGGGTTTATTTATGGGTTTGATATAATTTCTCTCCATAATTTATTTTTAAAATCAAAAGATATTGAATCAATTAGAAATCCATATAATAGAAACTTAATACCAGAATCAGTAGTGAAAACAATTAAGTCAATTGTAAAATTAAGCAGAATATTAAAGGTTCATATAAATTTACATTATGAAGATGATACACAAAATATTTCAAATGAAAAAATGGTTGAATTAAGAGCATTATCATTATTTCAGAACATAGATGCTTTAGGTAATTATTCGAATAGTCAATGGCTTCTCTCATTGAATAGAAATCAACTCATTAAATTTTTGAGAGAATTAGCAGATATATGGAATTACAGAGCACAAATAACACCAGAAACCAAAAGAAGTATTTATCCACCATCAGGAGATCCGTTTAGAAATTTAAACATGCACTATATTCACAATGAACAAAATATGACAAATGTTAAAAAAGTTGTATTAGAACTTTTAGAAAAAATAGTTAATAGCGGAGTGGATAGAGATAGTAAAGCTTTAGGAGCATGTTATGTACTAGGTTCTTTAACATTAGTTAGTGAAGAGGCTTCTACATCAATACCATGGCTTTTTCAAAGTTTTGGATACTTTTAATTTTGTGTAGTGCGGTATTATATATATGATTTTATTTATATATTATCATATTATCGTAACAATATATATTATTGTCCTAAAAACTACTTAAAAGGTATTCACTACTATATAGTATAATAAGATGCCAAAGAAAACTTCATCTAAGACTGAGACTGAACAAGTCGTTATTGCTACTGCCCCTGTTGTTGATGCTGCTGCCGCAGTAGAGAAGAAAGCTAGAAAGCCTAAGGCCCCTAAGGTTGAGGCTGCTTCTGCTCCCGTTGAAACCCCTGTTGATGCTGCTGCTCCCGTTGTTGTTGCTGATGCTGAGGCTCCTCTTGCTGAGCAATCTGTTGAGTTCCTTGCCAAGCTCCAACAGCTCGGTACCCTTATCTCCTCTTTGAAGACTGAGTACAGAACTCTTGAGAAGAAGTGGTCTCGTGAGATCAAGGCTGCCCAAAAGCAGTCCTCCAAGCGCAAGCGCAAGGCCGGTAACCGTGCTCCTTCTGGTTTCGTCAAGCCTACCAAGATCTCTGACGAGCTTGCTTCTTTCCTTGGAAAGGAGAAGGGAACTGAGATGGCTCGTACTGATGTTACTCGTGAGATCAACACCTACATCCGTGCTCACAAGCTCCAAGACAAGGACAATGGTCGCAAGATCATCCCTGATACCAAGCTTGCTACTCTTCTTAAGCTAAAGAAGACTGACGAGCTCACCTACTTTAACCTCCAAAAGTACATGTCTCCTCACTTTGCTAAGGCTGTCAAGGCTGAGGTTGCCACTGCTTAAATATCTACTTTTAAGAAAACAAAATAAAAACAAAATAAAAACAAAATAAAAACAAAATAAAAACAAAATAAAATAAAATAAAAATAAAAACAAAATAAAAATTATGTAATCCCATGTGGACTATATAATTTATCATTAATATATTTGAAATACTTATTATATTTAATTATAGTATAATGAGTGATTTAGATACTTATAAACAAAACAGAATTAACGAGAATAATTCTACTTTTAATACTAGCGTGACGCGTTTATATTCTGCCACAGTTTCAAATATTAGATCTGTTCAAAATTCAAGACAATCAAATAATGTAAAACAAAGACAAATTAATTCTTTAGTTAATCAATACTATAGTAATGTTAATAATCTAAGGATAAATTTAGACAAGAGCATATTAAGTATTAAAAAATATGTACCAAAAACAATAACAATTAATAAAAATAAAAAGGCACTTTTAATTGGTATTAACTACACAGGAACATCTAATGAATTATACGGTTGTATTAATGATGTAAATTCTATTAAAGAGAGAATATCAAAACAAGGGTTTAATGATATTACTGTTTTAACTGATTTAACCACTAAAAAAGCTACAAAAAATAATATTTTGGAGGAATTTAAAAATCTTCTAATTAATTGTCAAGCAGGAGATTTACTTTTTTTCTTATATAGCGGTCATGGTTCTTATGCTATAGATAGAAATGGAGATGAAAAAACTGGATATGATCAATTAATTGTCCCTTGTGATTTTAATATGATTCTTGATGATGAACTAAAAACTATTATTCAACAAAATTTAAAACCAAATGTTACTTTATTTGGTATGTTTGATAGCTGTTTCAGTGGTTCAGTTTTAGATTTAAGATATCAATATATGGATAGTCTTAACTATGATAAGTTTACCGAAAATATCAAACAATTAGAAACAAATGGAGACGTATTTATGATTAGCGGATGTAGTGATTATCAAACTAGTGCCGATGCTTTTATAAATAATAAAGCAAGTGGAGCTATGACTTGGTCTTTATTAGAAGCAATAAAACAAAAACCAACTTGTACTTGGAGAGAACTAGTTATTAATATGCGCGATTTATTAAAAACATCTCAATATGAACAAATACCTCAATTTTCATGCGGAACTTATGAAAATATAGATACAACAATTTTTATTTAGAATTACTTATCTCTATTTGCCACAGTTTCAAAATCATCGACGCTGTCATCATCACGTTTATACTTAAACATTTCGATAATAAGTGAGTTTTTTGTTATATGAGGTTGGTAAAATAAAACATCAGTTGTTGTTATAATTACATCGTCATCGTCTAATTGGTAATTTTTATTTAAAATATAACGAACCGCAAATGTAACATCAATTGTTTGGGTTTTTAAAATATCAATCAGTTTAACAGCATAAATATTATCTTTTAGTGTCTGTCTATCATACTTATTATTATATAAATCTAACATGGTATATAATAATAATTTATACTTTTAAATAGAAAAAAAATTTATAATTTAAAATTGTTTGTTTTCAGGAAATAAAAATCCATCTGTTTTTAAAATATTTTTAATATTTTCTTTCAGAATTGGTCCATTAGCAATTTTAATATTTTCAAATACCTTAATATTATTGTGTCCATTATTTATATCAAATATATTGTAGATGTTGTTAAGAATTTCGTTATCTTTAATGTAGTCTGTATTCTCAATTAACCAATCATAAAATTCAATATTGTTTTTACCTTTATGAAATTTTTTAAAATATTTTAATGTAGTGTATAGACTAGGTGAATTTTTAGATTCATCATTTAAACTATTGTAATCTGTGCCTGATAATACGCAAATTTCTCTCAACTCTTTTTGAGTTATTCCCAAATTTTCAAGAATTCCTTTCATATCATAAATAACAGCAGTATGATTTAGTAAGCTAAGATATCTTATAACTCGTGGACACCCATAAACGAACATATCCATATCTTCACTTAAGCAAGCCCATACCTTTCCTTTAATTGTTAGCATAGCACATAACTCATCTGCCTCACCTGGCGCGTCATAATACGTAGCACCATATGATCTAATAAGTTCCTTTACATTTTCAATGTCATTCTTATTAATATTTACAAATCTTCTTTTTAACATATCCATATTATTAATTATATCTTGCTTTTCAATATCATCCATGCCATCATTATTAATTAATTTATTTTTAAGTTGGTTAAACTCTTCTTCGGCTTCCTTCTTGTTTTGACGCCGTTTTTTAAGTAGTTCCTTTTTTTCAGTTGGTGGTTTACCATCAAAAACGAATATCGGAATTACGTTATAATGTCTAAATACCGAAAGCATTAGATAAATATTTTCAATTAATACATTATCTGAGGCATATTTATACATATAAATGCTTATATCTACAGCAATCTTTTTACCAGATAAATCTGCTATAGATATAAACTTCATTGATTCTCCTGCGTTCTCCTTGAAGAACCTATTTAAATGTTTAATTCCCATTGTACCTTCTTGTTTATGTTTGTTTTTGATATTATTATAATATTTAACTTAATTTTTTTCAATTTTATTTTAAAAGTTAATTAAAATTGAAGGATAAATGTACACCTTTTCAGATTTAAAAATAAAATTGAAATACTATTTTCTCTCTAACTTAACAAATATACAACTACAATTATGAAGACAAGAAGTCAATCAAACCATGAAAACACGGCATTATATGAAGTCAATATTGACTTTGATGAAGCTAGTGAAGCATGGAAATCAAATAAGCGGTCAATTGGAAATGGAAGTTATAAATATGTGTGCGTTAAAAAAGGTAAAAATAATAATTGTTGTCTAATAAAGTGTTTACCTGGAGAAATTTATTGTAAAACTCATTTAAAAATGTCTAATGAAGGAAAGCTTTAAATAAGGCTTTGATTCTGTCGCCTTCGGCTTTGATTCTGTCGCCTTCGGCTTTAACCTAATTCACAAATACTCATGCGTAGATTTGATAGAATATATGATAAATTTATTTTTTTACTCTTTTTACGTAATTCATTTAAAAACTTTTTCGTGTCTGTTACACCATTTAACATACTATTACTTTTGTAATGATTCTCTATAAATTTACAAAACTCACTTTGATTTTTTATAGTTTTTTTAAACTGTAAGAGAGAAAGATTATTAGTTTTACACCATGATAAAGTTCCTTGATAATTATTTATTAGTACCGTTTTTATAATATAATATGATAACACATTTGTTTTTTCCTTATATAAGTTCTCTCTAAGCATTCGACTACGTTCTGTTTCTGAATACAAATCTTTATATGTTAAACCCATAAAGTCTAGTGTTTTTACAAGCTGAAAGAAACTAAATGTTCTTTCAAAATTAATAAAGAATTCAGCATTAGAGAGAAAGTCTTCTATGTCATTTTTATCCTTTAATGAGAAGAAGCTACAGAACAATGCGTTCATAATTTCAGCCCAAAATTCTGTATATGCTTCATATAAGTTGACATTTGAATTTACTTTAAAAATATCTAAAATACATTTATTCGCGTTGTTATTATTCATATCTGAAAAATCTAAGGCAAAATTATGAAATGTTTCGTGAATAAAAACCTTAAACCATTCTTCTTTTCTAAATACTACTATTTCTGAATCCTTTGGACATGTAGTTGTAAATGCTGTATTTACATTTATTTCATCAAGTATAAAAATATTAGAATTAGGAATCTTTTTTTCGAGAGAAGTAAAATATAAATATATAACTAATGAATTAGCACATTGTTTTGAGGCGTATTGATTTAATATATATAACCACATAATGATTGAATCGACGTGTTTATTATATGTCTCTATTTCCAACTCAACATTGTCATCTTCAACTATAAAATGTATTTTGATATTTCTACCATAGAGAGAAAAATGATATGTTATTTCGGACATAGTTAGTTCATCAATATGTTTGCGTACTATTTCAGGAAAGCTATTTGAATTAAAATTTTGTGGTTTAGAGATTTGTGATGCTGTCAAAACTTGTTTAGTTGTAACAGTATAATATTGACCTTTTTGTTTTAAGTTATTTAAATATTTATAAGAATTTAAGATATCATTATAAAGTTCATTAAGTATAATATCTGTGTGTTTAGATTGTTTAATATTATTTATATGCTTATTTTTTGTAAAAAATAACATGAGTTGTTTACTATTTTTTGATAGCTTCATTTACTATATTGTTCTATTTATTTTTAATAAGTTGTCTTAATATTTTTTTAAATGTAAAATATATATGGATAGCTCAATAATTACAGTTTTAGCAATTATTCTTTTAATTTTAATTGTATTAAATCACATAACAATAATTTCACCTAATATATCAACAAATGCGTCATGTTCTCAAACTTCGTTTGGTTGTTGTCCAAATGGAGTTGACTCAAAAGTAAATTATTATGGAACAAATTGTCCCGGTTATAGACCAGGTCCAGGTTATCAACCACAACCATATGTACCACCTCCACCAACTCCAGATCCATTTCCAAAACCAATAGGCGGTTGTGCGGGTACTAGATATGGATGTTGTCCAAATAATACTACTTCAAAAATTAATGAACAAGGCAGTAATTGTCTTTTAAAATAAATAAATCGTTAACTAAATAAAAAAAATATATTAAGACATATTAATAATATGTCTACTCCTCAAAAAAAAAAGAAGACAACAAAAGCTAAAGAGATGCCTGAAAACATTATTGAAGAACCGCCTGTAAACACTGTTTCAGAAGAAACTGTAATTCTTACTGAATCTGTTACTGAAACTACTCCTATGATTAAACCTGAAATTTTAGAACCTGAAATTTCAGAAGCTATAATTTTAGAAAAAGAAACATCTGAATTAGACTTAGAAAAGGAACCACTTTTAGATGAAGTTTCAATTTTAACAGAAATTAAAGAAGAAATTAAAGAGAAAATTGATGAAGTTAAAGAGAAAATTGATAAAGTTATTGCCATTCAAATTCCAAAAAATTTAGTAGATCTTGTTAAGGAAGAAATAAAACAAAAAACTCATATACTAAATAAGGAATATATTGATATCTTAAATAGTTTGGTAAGTATTTCACCTAATTTATTAAATGATATTGAAAAAGCAATGTTTGAAATTATGAAAGATGGAAAAATTGACTCAAATGATATTCCATTTTTAATTACTATAATTCAAAAACTTTATGAATTTATGTTTAGCTTAAAGATAGAAAAAATGTCTACTGAAAAACGTGCAGCAATCTGTGCGGAGATCATTAAATTTATAGTTCATGTTCTAATTAAAGAGAGAAGAATAAAGGTAGATCCAGACAAACAAGACGCATTTTTAAGTCAATTTAATGCTTTAATGGACTCATGTATTTCATTATTAAGTTTACAATCAGAATTGATATCAAAAGGATGCTGCTCTTGTTTTTTCAGTAAGAAATAAAGAATAAATATTTATAATTAATTATTGTAAATATTTATATTTCATTGCGTTTAATTTTATCACGAATTAACATGAGCTCGTCAAATACAATAGGCTCAGAGCCTCTAGAGAAATGCGTTAACTTGGCGTCTTCTGTAGCCAATAGAAGCTTCTTTAAATCTTCATTTTGTGTAAATTTAGCAAACTGAGCATTATACATTTCTCTCGATTGCCTTTTTCCAAAAAAATCTGAATCACCTGTTACTTCAATTGGTCTTAAAAGTTCACCTTTTAATTTACCTGTTTTACCTCCAGCAGCTTTGGCCATGTTAGGATCCTTAGATAAATCTGTCCCAGAATCAAGAGAGAAACTCAAATAGAAATCAGGATGAGTCTTTTTAAATTTAGAGCCTTGATAATAGTGTTCAACTGATGCCCATTGATGATTATCAAGAGAGAAAGGTTGGACCCAAAAGTTGGATAGCTTCTTACGCCAATCTGGTATAATAGCTAATTCAGAAAATTCTTTCATTCTTTCATTAGGAATTTTCTCTCCACTACCCTTTCCTGGAAGTGGTTTTCCAACAGACTTTGAGTAAAATTGTAATACAATATCATCATTATATAAGCCTCTTAATTTACTTTCAGTTATATCTTCATACTGAGCTTCTTTAATAATAGTTTTAGTTGTTCCAGCTTTAAACTTTTGAAAATCGGGAATAATAGCAAATGGTCCAGCATTTTTTTCCAAACACTTTTCAGCAATCATCTTCTTTATATCATACGGTATTTCAGAAAATTTAAATATCATTTTTTTCTTATACCCAAGAAGTTTATAATGATCGCCTGTGTGGTCAATCATAATATAGAATTCAGGTGTAAATCTCCCACGTTGTTCCAAAATAGTGTCATTTAATTGACCACATTGTAATACATTTTTAGTATCACCGGCTTTGTATAATTCACTTGACATAACAACAAACTTAATATTAAGAATTCTTTCTAATGTAGATATAGCCCATGTATCTGCCCAAAAATCACATTTTTTAATTTCATGTTTAAATGCTTCTAATGTATCAACTTTTTTCATAAATTTATATTCCTTTAACATTTGAGTAGTAATTTTTTTTTCTTTTACAAGTCTGTCATGTTCTTCTTTTACTTTTTTAGCCTCACTCGAAATCATTTTTTGTTCATTTCTATCAATAACTTCAGAAAACCTTTGGTTCAATAACGTATATTCAGCTTCTAATTCTTTAATTTTATTGGTATCTCTAATCA